CAGGCGGAGTATGCTCATCGCCCTTGATAGGGCAACCTTCAGTTTTACAGCTAAACATCTTCATCCTTATCCCGCAGCAGTTCCAGTAGCCATCATAATTGCCACCCCATACAAAGTTTGAGTAGCAGCCTGAGAAACACCACCCTGATTGACTAAAGCAATAGTTGCAGTGCCAGTAGTAACAGCGTTCACAACAGGGGTAAACATCGCACCGGTAGAACTCAACCCACAAATAATTGGGGTAGTCCCAAATCGGGATGCAGGCAAAACGACAGACACAAGCGCAGAACCACCAGCAGCAACAGCAGTGGCAGGGCCAGTCGCAGAGAAAACAGCCATCGCACTAGGTAGCGGTTGCCACTGAGTATTATCGTAATGTTCAATATGATCTTTATCGGTCAAATAAGAAACCTGACCTGCAACAGCAGTAGCAATCGCAGTAGCTCTAACTGCTGAAGAACCAAAAGTTCCAACAACCTGCGCGGAAACATAGGTGTTTAAATCGGCTGCGGTCAGAACATCGCCAATAGCCCAAGTTTTCAAAGTCATAAAGTATCTCCTAAATCCCTATTCTACTAGCCTAAAGTATCAGTATCTAAGACAGCCAAAAGAGTGCTATCTAATCGTATCGGCAAGTTATCTAAAGAAGCCAAAGTGAGAATTAGGTTATAACTTTCAGGGTTCATGTTCGAGTTTATACTCAAAACTTGATAATACTTATCCACTATTGAACCGGTTGCTGAAGGTTGAAAACAAAGCCTAATGACATCACGCAATTCGATGGCCAAAACTTGATTCTGTTGAGTTAAAGTCAAAGACTCTAATTGAAGAGTAATCTCATTAGCCCTATATTCTGGTAGGCGATATTCAGCCAACAAAGAAGCAGCTATTTGATCAGGTTTAGTAGTAGAAATCGTGAGATTATTTGTTTGCGAAAAAGTCTTTAAACCATATTTTGTTTGCCCAGTACTATCTTCAGCAACGGCAGTAGCATTAGTACCAACAACCTGCACCTTGTTATAAAGATTCTCTGAACCATAAACAACACTTAGCTCAGTAAAAGGAATGCCTGTTCCATTACCATAACTTGCGCCCTGAGAGTTTTGATCAGCGAAAGTCAAAATAGTTGGGGCAGAGATCGCTGAAGCCGAAGAAATCAACATACCACTAGAAGACTTATACGCTGTTCCACCCCAAGCATTGAAATAAACATTTGAAGCATCATTTGTATAAGGATTGTATGTCCCATCAAAATAGTTCACCCAGGCTGTTCCACGCTCAACTTGAATACCATTACCAAAGAAATCACTTGCAGATGTTGTTCCATTAGCAAAAACACTAAACAAAACACCGCCCGCAGTTCCATTACCGCCAGTCATAGTCGCAGTTGCACTAAGTTGAGTCCAAGCGGTTGAACTTGTCGTTACAGTGCTTATAGCTGATCCTGCAATAGTGCCTAAAGTATCAAGAAGATAGAAGTCAACTTCAATAGCAACCGCACCAGTAGAACCTTTGAAGAACCCTGAAAACACATAAGCAGTCGCACCACCATCAGGATTATATTTGTTGTAATCAAGTTCTCGATAGCTCATCAAATCTTGTAGATCAGGAATAGAAATCTGAGACTTATTTGCTGTTCCACCATAAGGAGTAACAACAGTCGAAGCAGCCTGATAACCATAAGCCCAACCATTTTGACCTAAAACATCATAGGTCGCTGTTCCAGGATATTTGACTAGATTCTGGCGGTTGCTGTTAGTCCAAACATAATTAGTAAAACTTCTATCTTTCATCACCATAACCGCTGAAGCGTTGCTGTAAAAGTCCGCAGGTTCAGTTCTAGCAAGTTGTTGCAGATAAGCTAAAACGCTATCACCAGGAGCATTCTCATCCAACCCAACAATTGTTTGACTACCATTTACACCAGCGTATTCGGCTGCACCAAAACTATTGTTATTCATTACCCGCTTGATGCGGTCAGAAGTACCCTCAATGACTGTTGCAGTTCCACCAGTGAAGAAAGCATTACCAACCCTATAAATCTCATCTAAAGCGGTTACAGTTGCTCTACCATCTAGGCCAGCAGAATCATAACTAAAGTCCCAATCTTGAACAAAACCAGTAAAGATTCTGATTCCATTAGAAGAAACTCTAATCTTTCCACCAGGTTGAACGATTGTGTAACCGCCCGCGGAATACCAAAGAATAGAAGAAGTATTTAGGGGGTCAAAGACACGAGCATTATTTACAAAAGTAATTGAAACCGATCCAGCAGAATAATCTTCAAGTGATCTACTAATACCCCTATTCATAGTTACACTTTGCGCATAACTTGAAACATCAATATAACCGCTAGAACCAAAACTCAGTTCAACAACATAGGTAGGAAGAGGCATTTAGTTTTTCTTACCAAAGAATATTGGCGGTAATCCACCATTGTTTTTAGCGTATTTACTTACAGCATCAACAACAGCTTTAGGATCAGCAGACTGCACATTGATAGTGATGTTGTTCTTTGTGTTTGCTTGGAAACCTTTACCGCTAGCCATAATACCTGCACCGAACGGAGACATTTGATATGGTAACCCTGTTTTAGGATTGATACCCGTCAAATCTCTTGGCCCTTTCTGCATCGTATCGCCTGAAGTAGTCAGAACCATTGCAACAGTTCCAATGACAGGCAAGCCGATAAGTTTGCTCGTAATCGGCACTTTACCTGTTTTACCTTTACCGCCACCTAGAATAGTGCCACCATCGCCAACAGCATTAGCCCCAGTCATCAACGCAATAGCCTTAGCAAGGTTAGCAATACTCTTACCCGCACTTGCAAGCATCATAATTCCCTTTAGGGCTAGAAGTGCAGGGAGAGCTTGAATCAGGGCTGTCGCAATATTCTTGAAACCTTCAACAGCATCACCATTACCGAAGAATGCGAAGAAATCTTTTACATAGCCGAAAGCATCCTTCACCGCGTTCTTGATATCAACAAACATTTGCCCTGGCTTAGTTTTAGGGTTGCTCAAATCTTCAAGGAACTTACCAACCTGCTCAATAAGTCCACCAGGTTTAGTTATTTCTGCAACAAAATCTTCAATCAAAGGCAAAATCGCAGCACCTAGTTTTTCTTTTAGAATGTCCATGCTGTTGTTGAACTTGCTAAAAGGATCTGCTTGCTGGATTGCTGCCCCGCCAACAATCTTCTCTAAATCGCCAAACAAATCCTTACTGTCTTTTAGAATAGGGAAAAGTTTTACTAATTGAGTTTTATTACCTGCAAAAGCAGCAGAAATAGCGGTTGAAACCTTCTCTAAAGGCTTACCGGTTGTTGCCGAAGCATCAAGGGACAAAGCCAACAATTCTTGAGCTTTATCAACATCTTTAGTAACACGAACCAACTTACCCATAGAAGGGCGCAAGTCATCATCCATAACACCTGTTTGCAGAGATAAGTTTTCAATGAACTTATCTGACTGCTTTATTTGCGTTTTAGTTGCATTAGCGTTACGAACAAGTTGAGTATTCAACAGCTCAGTTGACTTCTTATCAGCAGAAGCAGCCTTCGCAGACTCCATCAACAAGTCAGTTATTTGGCTGATACCGATACCGATACCGATTGCCCCAATAGTTTTCTTTAGCCCCCCAAAAGAGCCTTTAGCCTTCTTAATGCCTGAATCATCAAACTTAGATAATAGTTTTACGATAACGGACATTAGTTAAGTTTCCTGTTCACCTTGGCTGCATACTTCTCAAGTATCAATTTTATCTCAGCCTGTACACGCGGAAGAGACTTCTCAACGCCAGGATAAACAAAGTTATTAGTCCGGTTAGTTCTCAAGTGCCTAATCATTGACTTTCCTTGAGTTGTTACTCGGTGAGTTCTAGTTTGACCCTTCCAGGTATAAGAGTTAGTTACGCTTCTTCTAGGAGTTCCTGAGCCTTTGCCAGCAGTATCAGCTAGAACAGTTGCAGGCGAATTAACTTTTAAGCTAGCAAGCGCAGTAACCGCAGATCGCCTAGAACCTTTAGTTGTAAAACTAAACTTCACTTCATCAGGTTTCTTGCCAACTCCCCAACCTAAACGGCCACGAGTATTAGAGACTGGTCGAACCTTAGATTCAAAAGGGTTAACTTTAGGAATAGCAGACTTAATGGCTGATATGGCTTCCCCAGCAGCCTCTCGGCTATCTTTGACAAGCGCTCTCTTTAGACCAGGTTCAATTTCACTCAACGCCTTCACTATTTCTTTAGCGTTATAAACAATATCGTCAGCCATTGTTGCCCCTTTGATACTGAACCGCAAACAACATTGTATTTAGCATGCGATCACTCTCTTCCATTAGAACACTAGGGGCGATACCTGTTGCAACAGCAAGATTGGCAATCATCCAATGAAAAGAGTCAACACCTAAAGGCTTTATGCTTTTGGGTCAGAAACCCCAACAGTCGAAACAAGGTCAACCCAACCATCAAACTCTTCACCAGTTTTCTTTAGTCGCTTAACAGCCAACCATGCAAGGTAAAGAAGATGAGTTGCCTTTTCAAGCTTGTCAATGCCTAAATCAAAATAGGCTTCCCATTTAACGACATCGCCAGCCGAAGTATTGACTTCCAAAGAAGTGCCATCAACGAAAGTGATTGTAAGAGTTATTTCATTCATGCAATCACTCTAGCCGAAAGATTAGGCAGTTGCGCGAGAGACTGTTCCGCTTGTAGGCCAAGTAACACTAAAGGTGGCTAAATCGCCTATCTGGCCGCTCACGGGGGTTAGGTCGGTAACAACGCAGATTGCCGTATAAGCAGGGTTATTTGCTGAAGTTGCAGTTGAAGTTGGCTTGATAACGACAGTCGCGTTAGTTCCAAGAAGCGGCCAAAGAGTTGCATCAACAGTAGTTGTTGCATAATCCTGATTGAAGTTCAAGGTCAAAGAACCTTCCTTCAAACCAGCAACACGAGTAACCCAAGTGCTACCAAAAGCAGTAGTTGTAATGTCATTAGCAGAAGCCTTTAGCTCAACCTGAGTCAGGTATGAAGCCAAAGCAGTAGAACCATTGATGCTAACGCTGAAGTCTGTTGCGACAAAGATTGCCATTATTTATCCTTAACTTGCGAATACTTGAACCGAAAACTCGGCACTGTAATAGTCTAATGCATTTATACTAACTGCCCCGATTGCACTTGTCTCAGCAACAAACACATCAAAAGCATAACCGCCAAGAGTGCGATCTGATTCAATCGCATACTTGATAGAACCGCTACCAGGAGCAATATAAACATCCATCGCCTGCTGAGCTGAGCGCTCAGAAACACGCCCCAAAACGACAGTAACCTTAAAAGTGTATTCGGCCATAGAGCGATTGTTTTGCTTGTTGTATTGGACTCGCTCAATACCAATCATGGCCATAGGCGGGTTGACCACATCAGGCAAAGTTTCAACAACTCTTAGCCCTGAAATAGTTGCTAGGTTATTTGCTAACCCTGTTCTAAGGTTGCTGATAGCCATTATGCGCCTGTTCTAAGCAGCCTAAACGGATTTATGAGTTGCGCAACATCGCCATCAATGCTGTAACCAACACGCATAATACCCATGTCAGAAACACCGGCAACACCTAGCGGAGACTCTAGGCGCTTGAACAATCTTGAAGCCTGGATAATTGAAGCAAACTTGATTGGCTCAGGAACGCTAGCCCAACCCCAAGTTCCAGTTACTTTGACTAAAGCAATATCTGCCCAAACAGGGAATAAATAGTTATCTGTCGCGGTTATCGCTGTATAAGGTGAATACGCACCATTAGCCAGTTGATTAGGTGGAAGAAGCTGATAATCGCCACTCTGCCAAGTTGTATCAAAAATTAGCGGATCAGTTGAAGAAGTCTTTAACTCAGTCAATGTTTGTAAATCATCAATCCAACACATAAAACCATCGTTAGCCTGAAAATAGCGGACAACACCTGCACCAGTTGAATAGAAGAACCGGTTGCAGTATTGGTCAATCATGCGAGAAGCCGAGTTAATGCTTTGCTCAATCAAAGTGTCATCAACAGAATCAGTA